GTGCGACTATGAAGAGCGCGAAGAATTTTATGACACTGTAAAAGGTTTGAAGGCTCGCTGCCAGGATTTTGCAGAGTCAAAATTGTTCGGAAACTGCCCAACAGGTTCGATCTTCTGGCTGAAAAACTACGGCTGGAAAGATAAGCAAGAGGTAGAAATCTCCGGCAATGTGCAGCTCACGGACCGGCTGAAAGCGGCTCGCGAAAGGCTAAAGAAATAGGTTTGGTGGTATTCTTGTGGGTATCATGGAAAACCAAAACGAAAGAGTAGTTGAATAACAGGCAGTTAACCGCTCTATTAGATTGATGGTTAGGACTTCACATAGCAAATGGGCATCCCGAAACGACAGACGATAGACGCGGAAAACCTCCTGATTGATGAGGTCTGCAAGTACGTGCATGATCCGCTTGGGTTCGTCCTGTTCGCCTTCCCCTGGGGTGAATCCGGTAGCGAGCTTGCCTCTGAGGACGGACCGGACGAGTGGCAGATGGATATCCTCTCCGCTATCGGAAAGGGGCTCCTGACGCCTTCCGAGGCCATACAAATAGCCGTTGCATCAGGCCACGGCATCGGAAAGTCGGCCCTAGTCGCATGGATCATCCTCTGGTCGATGAGCACGTGCGAGGATTGCAAGGGCGTGGTGACGGCCAACACGGAGACGCAGCTAAAGACAAAGACTTGGGCAGAACTCTCCAAGTGGTACCGTCTCCTCATCTGCAAGCACTGGTTTACCCTGACAGCCACAAGCCTATTCAGCACTGACCCTGACCACGCCCGGACCTGGAGAGTAGATCAGGTGCCCTGGTCCGAGAGCAACACAGAGGCGTTTGCCGGGCTCCACAACAAGGGCAAGCGGGTGCTCCTGGTGTTCGATGAGGGGTCGGCTATCCCGGATGTCATCTATGAGGTCTCAGAGGGAGCGCTGACGGATACCGACACAGAGATCATCTGGGCGATATTCGGCAACCCTACGCGCAACCAGGGGAGATTCAAGGATTGCTTCGGGCGCTTCCGACATCGATGGGTTACGCGGCAGATCGACAGCAGGACATCCCGGCACACCAACAAGGAGCAGATCGATAGCTGGATTGCCGACTATGGGATCGACTCAGACTTTGTTAAGGTCCGGGTGCGAGGCATCTTCCCGTCCCTATCGGTCAAGCAGTTCATCAGCGTTGATGATGTGGATGCAGCCTATGGGCGACTCATTAAGAATGAGCAGTTCAACTTCGCCCCGAAGATCATCACCTGCGACCCGGCATGGGAAGGCGATGATGAGCTGGTGATCGGGATGCGGCAGGGGCTGAAGTTCGACATCCTCAGAGTCATCCCTAAGAACGATAACGATATGCAGGTTGCCGCTCTGATCGCAGACCATGAGGACCAGGAGGAGGCTGACGCGGTTTTCATCGATGCCGGGTATGGCACGGGGATACTGAGTGCGGGGAAGGTGATGCGTCGTGACAACTGGCGGCTGGTGTGGTTTGCTGGGACATCTACCGACAAGGGTTGCCTTAATAAGCGGGCCGAGATGTGGAAGATGATGCGTGACTGGCTCAAGGAAGGCGGGTGCATCCCCAAGGATCAGGTGCTGTACAATGACCTGATAGGGCCGGAGATTGTTCCGCGTGGTGACGGCATCATCCAGCTTGAGAGCAAGAAGGACATGAAGAAGCGCAAGGTTGCTTCTCCTGGCAGGGGCGATGCTCTGGCGCTGTCTTTTGCTTACCCTGTGCAGGCTAGGGCGCGAGAGATGCAGCGTCGCGAGAAGGGTTTCCGGTTCAGCAACATAGAGCGGCGGACGAAGGCCGCATGGGATGGTGGTTACCAAGAAAGGTACGTTTGATGTTGGGTCGCCCCCTTACCGATGAACACAAGAAGAAGATTAGTAATAGCCTAAAGGGTAGGCTAAAGTCAGCGGAATATAAAAAAAAGTTAAGCGCGGCATGTATGGGGAAAAAGGGGACTAATAACGGGAAACATTTTTCAGAAGAACACAAACAGAAGATCAGAGATTCGCATAGTGGCGAAAAGAGCGTTAATTGGAAAGGTGGCCCTCGGAGGCCTGATAGAATCGAACATCTTAGGGCACTAAAGAGGATTTCGGAAAGCAAGAGAAGAGCTAAAAAGAAAAACGCTGGTGGAACGTTTACTCTGGGAGAGTGGGAAACAATAAAACGGCAGTACGGTAGCAGGTGTCCGATGTGCGGGAAAGTAGAACCTGAAATAAAATTGACAATCGATCACGTCATCCCTCTTGCTAAGGGAGGGGCACATTGCGCCGAGAACATCCAGCCGCTATGTCTTAGGTGCAATACGACCAAACAGACTACAATATACAGACTTTCCCCGAAAGGGGAGGTCCTTCTTTTTTAAGGAGGTAAGACGATGACGCAAGCGTTGACAGTTAAGGGGGACGACAATCCGTTCTTGGATGGCACGGCTCCTGGGCGGGTTACTTTGGATTGGGTATCGGCCAATGACGGATCAGTGAGTCTGTCGCTCTGTTCCACCCTGTCGGCGGCTAATTTGTCGGCATCTGGGAACAACAGTGCGGCATTGCAGCCCGCGTCGGTGAAGGGAGTGATCCGGTCCATCCAGACGGCTCCGGGGCTTAACGGGGATAGGACGACGACACTCCCTAATGCCTATGACCTGACGCTTCTGGACTCCTACGGGGTTGATGTGGCGGAGGGGAAGCTGATGGGGCGGAGTGGCACTGTCGCTGAGGTGGTGGCTTTCGACCATCAGAAGGTGATTGATTCAGAGCTGACCGTGACCATAGCTGGGGCGGGTGATACGAAGAAGGGCCGGGTCATCATCAATCTTTCGGAGGTGGAGGTGTAGCGATGAAGAGACTGCTTTCGATACTTGGGATCTTGGGTATCATTCTTTGCGTGGCGGCTACGGGCTCCCCGGCGAGTTCCAGTTCATGCACTCAGAAGGTAGAGAAGACTGGGGATCAGGCTGTACTGACTATCGTTTCGACGGCGGCGAGTGATAATTCATTTGCGGCATGTGCGTTGACGGGTGTGAACACAACGGCGCTCAAGGGGTATTACATCACGGAGGTATTCACTTCTCCGGGGGGAACGGCTCCGACGGGCGGCACTGCCATTGCGCTGAATACGGCGGATAGTCCGGTGATTGACATCCTCGGGGGTGTTGCATCGTGCAGTGCTACTTTGACGACCCGGTTTGTGCCGAAATTGAACGCAACGGCGACGGTCTATGGCGGGGCTTCCGTAACGGGGGGGCTTTCGTTGGCGATTACGGGAAACGCTGTTTCGGTAGCGGTTATCACGACAAAGGTGGTGCTTTGGAAAAACTAAGTCTTTCCGAGGTCAAGTCGGCGTGGGCGGCGTACGAAGCTACAGATGCGTTTTCGGTTCTCAAGGATGGGAAGTGGAGGCATGAGCCGATAAAATATCAGATGGGGATGGCGTTACCGAAGCCCGAGGGAACGGCGTGTAAGGTAGGGAAGCTGTCGAAGGTGATGGACTTCCCGGAGTATATAGAGAAGCACTGGGTGAAGTGATGGAGATGCAGCCTCCCGATATGGGGCAGATGGTCCCCGACGCGATGCAGACGGTCTACAGTGAGGACCAGAGGCCAGACCTTGGGCCGGACACTCCCCCGGAGAACGGGGAAGCGTATCAGCAGTTAGTGGATTACTGCATGAAGCTCTTTGGCGAGTTTGAAGGCTCGGCGTATCGGTCAAAGACGATGGAGCTAATTGAGAAGTCCCACAAGACTTATGAGATGAAAGCAGACCCATCAAAGGAGATGTGGGATGGGGCGAGCAATGAAGTGTTGCCCCTTTTGGCGATTACTATTGACAACCTTGAGCCGCGTCTGGTTGCGGGTTTGGTAGGCCGTGACCCCATCGTTAAGATGGAAATGGAGGGGATGTCACAGGTAGACGATCAGACAAAATTGATTGAGCAGTGGTTCAACCAGGAGCTTAAAAACAAGGTGATGGTTGAAACGACTGCCATGAGCGTTATTCACACGCTGCTTTTGGAGGGGACGTATTACTGTGCTCCTCAGTACGATACGGAATCGGTAAAGCAGAGGGATTTTGCCTTTTTGCAGGACGGACAGATCGTGATCGGCAATGGGCAACCTATCCAGGGGCCGCACGGGGTTATTCAAACAGAACAGGGTGAGCCGGTAACTGTAGAGACAGACAAGACCATCTTTGAGGGTGGGAAGATAGAGAACATCCCATTTAACGACATTCTTTGCCCTGATGATATTGGCACCTTGGAAGGCTGGGAGAAGTGCGACAAGATCAGGTGCATTCGTCCTACCTACGCCGAATTGATGCAGAGTAAGGACGGGATCGGGTATCTCCCCGACCGTATCGGAAAGTGGTTATTTCACCAGACGGGGGATGCAAAAATAGCCGACGATTCTCAGTCTCCGGGGCAAAAGGTGGCGGGAGTCGGCGTTCATGGGAAAGAGGTCATCGAGAGCCTTGAATTTTATATTTCATACCCGATTTACAAGAACGAAACCGATGAATGGGAAAACCAGGAAGATTTTCGGGAGGAGCGAATCCTTGTCACGATTGCAAAGGAAACGAAAACAATTTACCGGATTGCTTATTTGAAAGAACTGAATTTCAAGAATGAGTCGATAATTAAGCGAGTTAGGCTGTTCCCTGAAGAGGGCAGGAGTTTTGGGACTCCGATATA